ACCGGATGGCCGCGCGATTTTGTGGAGTCCCCGCTTTTCTGTGATTATTATTTGAATTAAAGTGTTTTACTTTCATGTGGACCAATGAGAGAGCGTCTGTGGAGCCTAGATATTATGACTTGGTCCCTAAGTTGTGGGCCTATAAAAGAAATGACGCTCTCTCTCTGTCACTTTAATTCGAAATGCCTAAGCGGGATGCCCCATGGCGCACTATTGCGGGGACCTCAAAGGTCTCTCGCTCTTCTACTCAGTCGCCTCGTGGTGGTATGGGCCCTAAGGCAACTGCTTGGGTTAACAGGCCCATGTACAGGAAGCCCAGGATCTACCGAACTTGGAGATCACCTGACGTCCCCAAGGGATGTGAAGGCCCATGTAAGGTTCAGTCTTTTGAGCAGCGTCACGATATCTCTCATGTTGGGAAGGTGATCTGTATATCCGATGTTACTCGTGGTCCTGGTATCACTCACCGTGTTGGGAAACGTTTCTGCGTGAAGTCAGTCTACATTCTAGGCAAGATATGGATGGACGAGAACATCAAACTTAAGAACCACACTAACAGCGTCATGTTCTGGTTAGTTAGGGACAGGAGACCATATGGCACCCCCATGGATTTTGGCCAAGTTTTCAACATGTACGACAACGAGCCCAGTACTGCCACTGTGAAGAACGATCTCCGTGATCGTTTCCAAGTTATGCACAGGTTCTACGCTAAGGTTACCGGTGGTCAGTATGCTAGCAACGAGCAGGCTCTAGTCAGGCGATTTTGGAAGGTCCACAACCATGTGGTCTACAACCATCAGGAAGCTGGGAAGTACGAGAATCACACTGAGAACGCCCTATTATTGTATATGGCATGCACTCATGCCTCTAACCCTGTATATGCTACGTTGAAAATACGTAGCTATTTTTATGACTCGATCAGCAATTAATAAAAGTTGAATTTTATTTCATGATTCTCGTGTACATAATTTACATATGATTTGTCCGTTGCGAAACGAACTGCACGTATTACATTATTAATTCCGATAACACCTATCCTATCTAAATACAATAAAACTAAATATCTAAATCTATTTAAATATGTCGTCCCAGAAGCTCGAACTGATGTCGTCCAGACTTGGAAGTTCAGGAAAGCTTTGTGAAGATTCAACGCCCTCCTGAGGTTGTGGTTGAACCGGATCTGGATGTGGTAAATCCTGAGCGACGTGTGAATTGGATCCTCTACTTGTTGAATCTTGAAATAAAGGGGATTTGGAACCTCCCAGATAAAAACGGAACTCTCTGCCTGACGCACAGTGATGTTCTCCCCGGTGCGTGAATCCATTATTAGAGCAGTTGATGTGCATGAAGATTGAACAGCCGCAGTTCAAGTCAATGCGTCTCCGTCTGAGTGCCCTCTTCTTGGCGATTCTGTGCTGTGCCTTGATAGAGGGGGGCGTCGAGGAAGATGAATTTAGCATTCTTAAGCGTCCACGCCCTCAGAGCTGCATTTTCCTCTTTGTCGAGGAATTCTTTATAGCTGCTCCCCTCTCCTGGATTGCACAGCACGATTGATGGGATACCGCCTTTAATTTGAACTGGCTTTCCGTATTTACAGTTTGACTGCCAGTCCTTTTGAGCGCCAATTAACTCCTTCCAATGCTTTAACTTTAGATAATGCGGAGTTATGTCATCAATGACGTTATACTCCACTTCATTTGAATAGACCCTTGCATTGAAATCTAAATGACCGCTCAAATAATTGTGGGACCCCAATGCACGTGCCCACATGGTCTTCCCTGTACGACTATCACCTTCGACGATGATACTAATAGGTCTCTCCGGCCGCGCAGCGGAACTCCTCCCAAAGTAATCATCAGCCCACTCTTGCATCTCCTCCGGTACGTTAGTGAAAGAGGAGAGTTGAAACGGAGGAACCCATGGTTCTGGAGCCTTTTGAAAAAGACGTTCTAAATTCGATTTTATGTTATGGTAACTGACTATGAACGTCTTTGGATCTCCTGCACGGATAATGTCGATAGCTTCTCCCACACTAGATGCATGGACGGCGTTGTGATACACGTCGTCTTTATTTGACTTTGTTCCGCCAGACACTTTGTATTGTCCGGATTCACAATAATCACCCTCCTTGGTGATGTAGTTCTTGACGGCATTGGCGTCTTTGGCTGCCTGGACATTTGGGTGAAAAGTGGAAGACCTTCTGGGGTGAGTAAGGTCGAAAAACCTAGCATCCTTGATGTTTGACTTGCCGGAGAGCTGGATGAGACAGTGGAGATGTGGGAGACCGTCGGAGTGTTCCTCTCTTGCGACTCTGATGTAGGTTGGTTTGACGATTGACCATGAGAGTGCTTGAAGCATCTCAATAGCCTCATCTTTGGATATGTCGCACTGGGGATATGTTAAAAAGATATTTCTGGCTTGTAAGCGAAATGAATTAGGGTTTCGTGGCATATTTGTAAATATGAGAGGGGACTCCAGCTGAGGACTCCAGGGAGAGCTCTCAACTTCTGTGCTATATGCTGGAGTCCTGGAGTCCCATTTATACTAGAAGTCTCTGGGGTTAGATCAGCCACGTGGCGGCCATCCGCAATAATATT